TCTTTTTTTGATTGTTTACTTATTACGTTTTGCTCTATTAACCATTTTTTAGACTTTTTAGGTACTTTACTTTCAGGTATTAATGAACCTGCTTTAAAATACTCTCCGCCTATTTCAATTCCAATATTAACTTCGTACATTATGCTATTACCTCTACTGTAAATTCTACACCTAAATAGTCGATGTTATTTACATTATACACGCCATAGTTGTCTGCCTCAATAACTCTAATTGAACTAGCTATACCACCTAATGTTAAGTCACTTTCACATTGTTGTTTAATACTACTGGCCCCTGAGCTCGCCAAATAGCCGTCTAATGTCTCTTGGCTATCTTGTGCGTCAACACGGCTTACATATAGGTAAATCGGTATCTCATAGGTGTCAGCACCTCTCTGCATAGTTGAATCATAACTAACGCTATCAACTACGCCAATAATTGCAGTTGGTGGTTCGATACTATCTGGTACATATCCATATACAGATAATGAAGTAATATTTGCTAAGTTATCTCTTATACCATTTCTTATACTTGTTAAACTTGCCATTATAAATTACCTTTACGCGTCTTTTTAAATGCTTTTTCTATTCTATTACTTGCTAATAACAATAATGCTTCTTTTTCAGTTTCGCTATTTTCATAAGCTATTTTCAAAAATGGCACAATTGGTGTACCTTTTTTAGAAATACTTAATGCCACAACATAAGCAAGTTTTGGATCCCCTAGCTTTCTACCTGCCCAACCTTTTAAAGCCTGTACTGGTGGAAAATGCGGTGTTGTTCTACTCCATTTAGGTTCTTCATTATATTTACCTTTGAATGCTTTTTGAACATCTCCATGAACATAACTAGCGTGTTTAGCGGTGGCCATAACTCTAACACCTTTAGGCAATGCCCCTGTTTGTGCAGTTCTTCTTGTATATTTAATACTTTTTTTAAGAGTACCAGTATCATCTTTATCATATTGTTCTAGTACTGCTTTTGAAGCGTCTTTTAACTCTTTACCATATTCGTTATAAAATTTTCTTATTGGTGTATAAGCTATACCACCTAAGGCAATTCTTTTTTTTAATTCTTTTAGCCCTTTTACTTCAACGGAAGCGTTTGCTTTGGCCATTACAAACTTCTTTTCATGAAGCCTTTTATTAATTTCATAGCGTCTGGATCAAATTTTTGGAATAATTCAACTACGCCTGTTTGGTCTGAACCATAAACAGTAAAAGGTGTATCTTTTCTTTTCCATAACCTAGTAGCTTGTAATAATGTTGCTTGTTTAATTGCGTCTGGAACCATATCGTAGCCCCAATAAGCCTCTATTTTAATATTTTTTACAATATCAGGATTAAATCTTTGGCCACTTCTTTTTGTAAGAATATTTATTGATGTATAAGGTTCATATTTTACAGTATTTGCTACTTCTCCAATGCGTAACGGATTAATTGGTTTCAAGTAAAAATCAGTATTTATAGCTAAAGTTTTTTCATGCGTACCGTCATCAGTTGTATCTAGTTTAACAACTAATGAGGTAGTGTTTGCTATATCAGGTACTATTTGTGAATATAACTCAATAGGCGTAAAATATTTACTTTCAACTGTTTCAGTTTTATAAAAATGCCTATCAGTTAATTTATCTATTTCTCTTGACGCTGCATTAATTGCATTATCAATATTATCATCTTGTCCTGTGCCTGTTAGACCAATATACGCTTTTAAATCAGTCTTGTCGCAATATTGGTCGTGTGCCATTAAGACCTACTTGCCTTTATTCTCGACAGGCTTTTTAGCTTTTGTTTCTTTTGTAAGTCCCCACTCTTTGACTTGTAAATCAGATACTTCTTGACCTTTACGTGCAAGTAGTTTACCTTTAGCCCAACCATTAGGAAGTCCGCTATCAGCTTCTTTTACTTCGCCTTTTTCGTTTGTCCATACATCTTTTTTTAAAATTGCCATTTTATCCTTTCTAAATGGATCCCTGCTTGAATTAGTTGCCTAGCCCAAGCAGAAAACCATAATCTAAGTTTAACTTAGAAGTTTGTAATTGAACAGAAAGCTGCTGGTCGATAGATTGGGAGTCCCATTCTAACGGAAGCCTTCATAACTACGATATCTTTAATAAAGTTTGCGTCATGGCTATCAGACATTGAAACTTCCATACCTTGTCTTGCGACGATATGAATAGCTTGTCCTCCACCAAAAACACCTACTAATGCTGTTCCTGCTGATACTTCTGTTGTAGGAACTACTGGCAATCCCCAAAGGGTTGCAGCAACACCTGTACCAAAGTTACCTGCACCTACAAATAATGGATTTAAAGCTCCACTTGTAGTTACGGCATTTACTTCGGTTACAATTTGATACCAGTCGGATGGGTGCAATAGAATTGCGTCTGGTTGCATAAATGCATCTTTTTGTATTTCAGTTATTGCCTCAAATACTTGACCAATTCTCTTTAGGTTTCCTGAAAAAGCACTGTAATCAAATGTATTGATACCACTCTTGTTAAGAATATTGGTCAGTGACGTTTTGGTCAACCATAAATCTTAATCTTGAATCAATATAACCTTGAGCAGCTGACATATCAGCTAATAGTTCCTCTGTCATTGGAATGAATGAACCAACTTTTCTAATGTTTTCAGTTCTTTCAGTAAATGCAAGGCTATCTTCTTGATATGTACCCGCCTCAGCAACTGCTCCACCTGCATTAGTAAAAGTAGTTTCCTCTAAATACTTGTATTGATATTGGTCAGTTGTGATTGTATCAATAAGATTAGATACTGCTAAAGGATTATCCTGTGCAGATTCTTGTATTCTTGGTCCTCTTACTACTGGTGGTGGCATTGTTGATTCAGTTGTATCAGCTTTTGTACCCCAGTTATAGTTAAGTTCTGATGTAATGTTTTTTTGTCCGTTTTCAGCAAATGCTTTATAAGCGTCTGAATCTAAAAACTGTCCGCCTAAAGTTTTAGGGGCTTCATATTGTGACTTTTCAAAATGTATAGCTTTTGGCTCTACTGCTTTTCCTGCCTCAATTGCGTCCTCTAATTCTTTTCTTTCAGAGTTTATTTTTTCAGATTCTTTTATAGCTTGTACCAATTCGGCCATTTTTTCATTACGATTAGCCCACTCTTCTTTTTTAGCTGAATCAAAATCGGCAGTATCTACCTCTTTGAATTCGGCCATGGTGGACTCTCTAAGTGATTTGAGTTCTTTTTTCATCTCATTTAGATTTTTACTCATAATTTCTCCTATAATGTTTCGTCTAATGTTTCCATTAGCACTTTTTCTGTTTCTAATAACAATGTCGTACTATCAACTTCATCACTTTCAGGACCAGCAATTGTTAACAAGGTATCAATATCTTGAAAGACATTTTGTATCTCGTCTTGTAGTTCTGTTAATGCTGAAACTGAATTTTCAGACAATGTTTTTTCTTTTTTAACGCGTAAGGCAGTAAGCTCCTTTGCACGTTTAACTAAAGCAACTAATGTAATAAGTACATTATTTACTTCATCTTGAAAAGTTATCCCTTTTTCAAGTGATCCGCTTTCCAAATCTGTATCGCTAGCAGATACTAAGGTTAACATACCTTCATCTGCGTCCTCGTGTTCTTCTGATGTTAATCTTGTATAATCGTCCATATTATCACATGGCATGTAAACAGTAACACCGTCTTGTTCATGTTCATGATAGCCCGAACAACCCAATTCAATCGCTCTAGCTTCTGCTTCCTGAATAGTTGAGTATAAATCATTTCCTAAAGGCTCCTTATTTTCCTGTTTAACTGCAAGTGTGTATGTGTTTTGATTAGCACCAACTAATACTGGACTAACCTCCCACACTCTGACATCTTTAAGAAATCTTACTTCTGTTTCGTCGCCATTATCTTTCTTAAACATACCATTTTCTGATTCTTTTATTTCAAATCCAAATGACCATTGTTGTAACTCGCCCATAGCTTTAACTGTGTTATAAGCGTCTCTACCTCTTTCAGTGTCCATAATAAATTGACCTTTAAAAACTGCTTTATCGTTATCTTGTTGTATTTCGCCTCTACCGATAACATCTTTCCAATCATGAGCCCATACCATAGCAACGCCTTTGTCCCCAAATCCACTCTTAATAGATCCCGGTAAAACTACATCATTATCGCTATCAATCTCATTAAATTTAGAAAAAACAGCTTCAACTTTACCCTCTACTTCATCAGTAGTTTTAAGTTGTGCCGTTTTAAACTTTAATTCTTTTTTCATATTTTCTCCTCATGAAATACTAAAGTACACCTACAATTACATACTAGTCCTGCAGGTGCGCCTCCGCTACTATCCCCAGGTCTTTTCATAGCGTAACCTTGTACGTTAAAAGTACTATCTTGGCCTACTCTAACATTATCCATAAATAAATGACTATCTCTTACTAATCCGTCACGCCTTGTTATCCATTCTTTTGATAAAATTAAGTTAGTTCCTTTAGCTGACTCCTCCATACCCCAATTAGATAATGCAGTACCCTCAGTTCTTGCTATATTCATAGCCCTACCTAAGTTTTTTTTACCTAAGCTATCTGCAATACCATTACGCATATATTTATCAAAATCTTTTCCTGTTAATCCTAATTTAATTGCTTCATCATAACTTTTTCTTAATGCTCTATTTACATTATTTTTCATAGTTTTACTCATTTCAGGCAACAACGTATCTAATCTATCTTTAACGAATTTATTAGCGTTTCGATTATAAACAGTTGTATTAATTGGTAAAGGTACACCTCTTTTTCTTAATGGATAAAAACCGTCTTGGATCACTTCCGCTCTTGGTTTTCTTCTTCTTGCTACCATTAATTGCTCCTGTTCACTAGGACTAAATACAGTATTATCAACCGTTACTTTTAACTCTTTAGGCATTAGTAGTTCTATTTCAAAATAAGCAAAATCTAATATTTGACTTTGGTATATGTCAATAAGTGTATTACTCCAATCTTTAGTTGTGTTTCTATCAATATATGAATTTACAATACTTGTTACACCACTTGTATTAGTTCCTTGTTCCGCAAATATCTTTACTATACCTTTAACTTGTTTAGATAGTAATTGATAATATTCTTGTCCTAATGTAAAGTCCCAATTTTCAAGTAACATATCATAACTAGTCCAAATTCTTTCCTTAACTTCTATACTTTCAAATCTTGTTGTTCTTTTATCTATTTCCATTTGCCTTAAATGGTTACGCCTTTCGATTAACTCTAAGGCAGTATTTACTTTTTCATCTCTTGCATTCATCGCGTTAACTAATTTAGTGCTCCACCTTTTACCTGCTTCGCCACCCCATAATGCCCATGCAATTCGGCCATTGCTTGGATAATTATCTTCTCCTGGACTCCAACCTTGTCCTGTTTTATCTGATTCATGCCTTGGAAAGTATTTAGCAATATGTCTTACTTTTGCAGGACCTGCCTTTGTATTATTTAAAATATACCTTGCTGAATTTCGCCCTACGGAAGTTCCACCTCTATTATGTTCACTTACCCAATCTAAACCTCTACGTGCTTCCTCTTTAGCACCTTGCGGTATGGTAAAGTCTAAATCATCATAAGGCATAACGATTGATTTGGTCTAATCTCTCTTGTGCTAAGTCCTTAGTAGGATAACAACCTAAATTCTTACCTGAGTTATTATCATAAACACAAAACTGACTTTCAGTCTTTTCAATAGTAAAAATACTGTTATTGCTTGTTTGTATATCGTCCTCAATTTCTAAGGGATCGCTTTCATTTAATGGTAATTCCTGATTAGCTGGTGCTTCTAATTTACCATGAACAATATTTACATTCATTGGTATTAAATATACTTCTTGGTCAGGTGTTGTAGGTAGTCCTACATTTTGCCTAGCTTCTGCTATTGTAATCCAACCACCTTGTACTCCTACATTTAATCTATCGTATAATTCATTTACATCAGCTTGTAATGCCCTTACTTCACTGAAATCATATTCGGCTGAGGTTGTTAGTGTTGTTTCATATTCTTTTATTAAAACTTGTTGTGTTAATTCTTCGCCTACCATACGCCATAATGGTATTAGTTTATTCTCAGTAAAAAACTCTCTTAGTTCTTTTGCGTTACTATAAGTAGCATTTTTTAATCCTGCACCTAATCCTGCCAATATTGCAGGAACGCCAAGTACTGCTGATATTCTTTCTTCTGGTAATTGTCTTAATAAACCTATGTCTAAATCTTTAGGACTAAAGGATAATTTTTCAACGTTCATAGCACCACTCATAACTAATGGCTTACCTCTATTTTTACCGCTTACTTTTTGTTGATATTTTTTGGCTATTTGTTCTGCTTCATCTTGACTTGGTCCATATTCATCTTTAGGTGTAATCATCACACTAGGTACACCCATATTAGCTAATAATGCAGTTGCCATTTGTCCTGCACTTTCATCTCCATAAATTTCTCTTAAAACTGTTCTTAATGGACTGAAACCTTGCTTATGATTATTGGGATCCAATCCTAATCTTAAATGGACTATATCATTCTTTTGTATTATTGCTTTACCATTATCCATTTCATAAACATAATGAGTTATTAGTTGTTCTTCTGTTCCTTTAGGTGTTACAGATTCAGGCATTAAAGGATATAAAGCTACTAATTCGCCTGATTCATTTCTTTGTTTTAGTAGATAAGCGTCGCCTGATACGTGCATAGCATTTACAATATATTGTTGTACTACGTCGCCTGACATATAACTATTTGGTCTACGCATTAACAAGCTAAATGGATGATTTGGAATATCCTCTGTATTACCCTCAATATCTTTATCTGTTACTTTAAGACTTGCTTCTGAAAATGATATTCCTAATAATTGTAAACAAGCTACGACTATTGAGTTTGATTGGCCATTACCTAGTCCTTCTAAGTCAAAATCTCCAGCTGAGGTATTCCAACCTTGTATAAAACTACTATTACTTCCATAGGCATTTTCACTTGCAAAAAAGTTACCAGTATATCTTTTACCATTATCCCTATTATTAGTAAATGTTATATTGTTTATAACTTCCCTAAAACTTCTTCTATCTGCCATAATCTCCCTTAGTGCAATACGAGGCTAAGTCTGTTCCAACTTACTAAAGGAGTAGTACCCCGTACTGCACAAATTTTAGTAAGCAACATACCTTTTTTTCCTTATTGTCTCTGCTACTGCATAAGCTAAAGCGTCTACTTGGTCGTCATGATCGCCTAGAGGAAACTGCAGTAACTCCCTCTCTAATTCAGAATACCAACTAGCACTCCTATCGAAATAGACACTTCCTCCCTCCATCTTAGCACCTAAAGGCAATGCTCTGCTAACTTTGTCCTTATCTGCTTTTAACTCTTTTACTGGTATCCCTTGACGTCTGGCCATTTGTATAATTGATAATTGAAAACCTGCTCTTTCAATACCTACAAATACTGGCTTATATTTATTTATAACTGTACCAATTAATGGAATAATATCAGGTGCTTCAACTCTTGCTCTTGTTACGTCTAAAACTAATAGTTCGCTATTTTTAGTTTCGCCTACTGTAACTATTGCAGTAAAGTCAGCAGTAGTTTTAGTACTTGTTGCTAAATCTACGCAAGTATATATTGTTAGTTCATCTTTACTAACTTCTTGTGATCCAAAATTATAATAGGTTTTTACTTCCTCATTACCTATTCGGTTATATTCAACTTTGTCTTTTAAAGTGTAATAACGTAACCAGTCTGGTTTAATTAATCCACCACCTGCCTCAACAAACTTAGCTTCATACTCTTGGCTAAATAAAAAGCTACCTATTTCATTTTTAGCGCTATCTAACTCGCCTTTTGGTATAAAAGGATTAGTATCAGTATGAAATTGCCAACTTTTCCATTCATCATTGGTTTCAGCTCGTTCAAATAATCTACTAAACCAATTAAAGCCACTAGGTGTAGATATAAATAAAGCATGACCTTGTTTATCTGTAAGTGTTGGCCTTACAATTTCTGCCCAAGTTTCCTCTTTAATATAAGCACACTCATCTAATACTACAAAATCAAGTCCTGCACCTCTTAACCTTTGTGGGTTATCAGCCGATTTAATTTGTAATTGGCCACCACCAGGAAAATTAATTAACTTTTGTGCCTCTTGAAGTTCAGCAGTTTCAATATCATACACCATTTGCCTAATATCTCTCCAACCCTCCATTGCCATAGGATAAGTTGGTGCTATCCACCAAACACGGCCACCCTCTAATGCATACTTGATAGCCATTGCGATCCCTAATCTAGTCTTGCCCCAACGCCTACCTGCAACGACTATTTTAAAACGTGTATCATCTTCGGCTATTTGTCTTTGTAATTCGTGTAAATCTGGTAGTTCTATTTCTATTTCTGGTCTGGCCATTGTAATTTAACCTTTAAAGGCTCATCATTATCATTACCGACTTTTACAATCTGCTTAGTTCCAAACTCATCTGGAAAGCGTCTTTCTAAAAACCACATATCTATTTGATGTTTGCCTTCCTGTGCTCCTTTATCTAATCTTGCTAATCGCCTACTAACTGCTTCTGAATTAGCTTTTCTAACAGTTAATGCTAGTTCTTTTAATAAACTTTCGTAAGGTGTTTCAAATCTTTTATTTTCCTCGATTATTTCATTGCCTTGTTTACGCCATTTACGGAACGTTTCCTCACTTATCCCTAAGTTCTCAGCAACTAATTTATAAGTTAAACCTAATACGATTAGACCTCTAACCTCTTGAATTATATCTGCAGTTAGTTTAGTTGGTCTTGCCATATTTACCCTTTCTGCCCCAATTAACCATATCTATTAAAATTCTATCATATATTTCGTTTTTTTTAGCATAGAAATAAATAGAAACTTATCTATCATATTTTCGGCCATAGAACCATATAGAAACAAAGAAACAAAAGTTTTCGTCATAGAAACTACTAGAAACATAGAAACAAATTATTTCGTTATAGAATCATATAG